AAGTAAATCCTAATGGCCAATGGCTTTGGCTTGACGATATGCTATCCCTTGGCATCTCGCGGGCTATTGCAGAATGGCTGATGGGGAACGCGCAATGAAGCTTAGGGCATTCTGGGATTGTCTTTACCCTATGGCGGAAAGTGCGGGGGACGATGAAGTACTCCGCACTACCGAAAGAGATGCGGCGCGTCTAGTTTCGGCACAATCTCACGTTGATCCAAAGGCTATTGCCGACGCCTATGCAGTATTACAGTTAAATGAGACAGATAGATTAAGTAGCGTCGAGGCACGTCTTAGTAGCGTTCTTGGCCTCACATCAATTACAGCAAGTCTGTTGGTAGGTGGAACATTCGCTCTGGTTAACGGCGGTTTAAGCGATAGCAGCCTATGGGTCAGACTTGTTGCGGCGGCGGCACTTCTTTATCTGAACTTGCAGATTGTTTGCTCCACGATAGCCACAATTCGCGGACTGAGACGAAAAACATGGAATAGCCTCGCCATTGAAGATTTAGTGCCTGCACCCGATGTTAAAGAAGACGAACTAAGTCGGCGGCTGGCCACGCAAAGCTGCGAACGTTTGACGTTAACCGAGGCAAACGTAAATTACAAAGTGACGCAAATGACGATTGCTCATACCGCGATCCGGAATTTTGCGGCAGGCAGTGCCCTAATAGCTGCGCTTGGCTTCACAGCAGTTGTGTTGCAACGACCGGGCAGCGCTACAGCGAAAGCGATCCGCAATGACACGGAGATTCAAAAGCTCTTGAGAGGCCCTCAAGGCCCTCCTGGACCGGCTGGGCCTAAAGGTGAATCTCGGCAACCAATGGGACCCGCCACCTCAAATACCGCAAAGGTACATAAGAATCCATGAGGTTTAGTACAGGTGGCATTTAGCCGGCGAGATGCTGTTTAAACTCGTTCGCTGCTCTCTCCAGTCAGCGGGCACCTTTTCTATGCACATCCGTAGCGAGATATTTTCCTGATGCTTTCCTTCCAAGATCGCCTCGGTCAGATCGGGTGCCAGAAAAGCTAATGGCATGAGTCGGCTGATATAGCGTTCGTCCCAACCCGTCTCGGCAGCGATGACTCGTTGATTAGCGATTTCACCGCTAAGAATCCGTTCGACCCAGTCGTGCGCTCTCGCGATCGCTCTGATTAAGGATGGGACGGCGTACTGCTTCGCACCCGGAGTATCCGGAGGTAGTACCAGCCGGACTTCCCCGCCGCAGCGCTTGAGTTGAGCAGTCGCTTCAATCGCCAGAATATCCGAACCCTCGGCTACCACCTTAGCCTCGCCAAGTACTCCCAGAATTTCTTGGCGAAGCGCCTGTTTGTCTATTTGGATCTCTATGTGATCTCCATAGACGACTCGCCGGAGAACTGATTTCAGCAGAGACAGGACTTTATCAGGCGTGGCAGAGTTCCATTCCCGGATAACCTCTTTTGTCCGGTGCATCTCTGCAGGCTTTGCGTCAGGCTTCACCAAAGCATCCATCAGCCGCTGAGAGGAGTGCAATAAGAGCGTCATTTGCGAGACCACTAGCTCTTCGATCTCCTTAGCCGGCAGTCGCATCGGCCCTGCATTAGCTTTTCCTGAGTTTTTGATCACAGCCTGAGAGATGTAATAACGGTAGCGTCTGCCTTTCTTGTTGGCATGCGCCGGGGTGAAGCGATTGCCTTTCTGATCGTAGAGTAGACCCATGAGCAGATGCTGCTCGGTAATACGGGGCCGTCTGCGCGGCCCCTGCAGGTTTGCCTTGAGCTGCGTCTGGACCTGGTCCCAGAGTTTCTGGTCGATGATGGCAGGATGCTGGCCTGGGTAGGAGTTTTCTTTGTGTCGGATCTGGCCCAAATAAATCCGATTCTGCAGCATCTCGTAGAGCGCACCGCGTCTGAACGCATTATTGCCGGTTACATTGCCAGTCTTGCTTACCCGTTTCTTGCTGCGGATTCCCTTCTCTTCCAGATGGGTTTGCAGCTTCGAAACGCAACCCAGCTTCAGATACGCCTGGTAGATCTCTTTAATACGGATAGCCTCTGAATCATTGACGATGAGAAATCTGCCCTGCAGATCGTATCCCAACGGCACCGTCCCGCCCATCCACATCCCTTTCTTCTTCGAGGCGGCAATCTTGTCCCGGATGCGCTCCCCAGTGACTTCGCGCTCAAACTGTGCGAAGGAGAGAAGGACGTTCAACGTCAGTCGGCCCATGGACGTGGTGGTATTGAACTGCTGAGTCACGGAAACGAAACTGATTCCCTGCTTGTCGAACTGCTCAACGATCTTGGCAAAGTCTGCCAGCGAGCGAGTGAGCCGGTCGACCTTGTATACGACTACAGTGTCGACGCGCTTGGCGGCGATGTCGTCCAGTAGCTTTACCAAGGCGGGACGCTGCATATTGCCACCTGAGAAGCCTCCGTCGTCATACTTCGTTCCGACGATCTGCCAGCCCTCATGCCGCTGGCTCTGGATATAGGCCTCACAAGCCTCACGCTGGGCGTCGAGTGAGTTAAAGGACTGCTCCAGACCCTCCTCAGAGGATTTACGGGTGTAGATGGCACAACGGACAGGGGATGGCTGGCTCATGCTTTCCTCGTCCCGAAGAAAAGAGGGCCGGACCAGCGTGTCCCGGTGATCTCGCGGGCTATCCTGGACAGGCTTGAGTAGGTACGGCCCCGGTACAGATAGCCGCTACCGATGGCGATTACCTCGTGGACCTCGCCATGCCAGGAGCGGATGAGCCTTGTCCCGGTCTGCGGCTCTGTATCTCCATCACGGGGCGGCAGCTTATCCATGTGCAGAGAGGCAGCGATCTCCCGCAGACGTTTTCGGGCGGTATGCGAGAGACCGCCATAGGCTCGTTCCTGCATTCGGTAGGCCAGGATGGGGACCATCAACTCTTTGCGCAGTTTGGGTGGGGGTTCTTTCTCGAAGTTTTGCCGCCAGATAGGCAGAAGCTGGGCCTTATTCAGGGCTGGCAATTCGGCTATTTTCTGCGATAACTCCGCGTCCATGTTGTCTCCTTGCCGGCCTTGGAGAAGTGCCGGCACCCACAGTGACGCTCTGGTCGGGCGGACAGTCAAGTCCTATTAGAGATGGGTAGTGGGTCAGTTTGGATTTCCACAGAGTAATAGAGGAGGCGCGTATGATTTCGCATAAGCCGCCCCTGAGGCAGATTCAATCTCAGTTAAGGTAGCGGCCTTAGGAGGAATAGGATGACGCTCGCCGCCGCGTTTCGAGGCCCAAAGGGAGGCATCCTGCTCTGCTCGGATCAGGAGTGGAATGATGGAGGAGTCTCGAAGAGACAGATAAACAAAAATTACCGTGTTGGTCTATTGAAGCAATGCGAGGTTTTTATTTCCGGTGCTGGGCCCGACACCCCGATCATTCGAGCATGGGAGGAAATTCACCAAAACTTTTTTAACGCAGAAACAAGTGGCATAGATGTTTTGATCGAGCACAGGGCAATCATTGAAAGCTCCCTACAGATAGTTAATAAGCAGTTTTCAAAGCTGCTAAAAACTTGGCCAATGGCCTTATTGGTGGTGGTCGCGCCTCGCGCTTTAGACAAAGTTCCAATCCTATATCGCACGGAGGCTGCTGCTCTAATTCCTGAGCCGTACTTTTATGCGGTGGGGAGTGGCAAGCCAGTTGCGGATTATCTTGCGGATAGACTCTTTGAACCTGGACGGCTTTGCAAACGAGACCTTATAACCCTAGCGGCCTTCATATTGAGAGAAGCTGGAGAATCGTCCATCGGTGTCGGAATGGGCATGAATATGGTCTTCATCAATGAAGGCGATAAGGCGATGCATTTCATGGGGCCGGGAGTAGTCAAAGAGATGCAGGATGGCATCCCAATACTTAGGGATGCCATTCAAAGCCACTGGCAGGGGAAGATTAACTTTCCCGATTGGATGGGAAGCTAGACGATATCCCTATGGATCAGTTTACTTTTAGGTTAGCCATCATTTGCTTAGCTTGATTTTGAGCGGATTGTAGCTTCGTACCATCCTTAAACTGTGCCGCAAATTCGGCTTCGCAGCTTTCCCTCTTGCCGTTCATACAGGGCGAGTTGGTGGGCATGAATAGGCCCATTACATACATTTTGGTAATCAGATCGGCGGTAGCAGCGTGAAGCGCAATCTTGCCATTGAGAAAGTCAGCCACTTTCGACTCGATGGATGGATCAAGCTTTTCAAGGTAATCATTGAATGGCTCACAGTTGTCCAGACCAGCAATTGTGACTACCTTGCCGCTTCCCTGGCATACAAAATTTACCTGCTGACCTCTGTGGAAGGAGGCAGCTTCACTCATGACATCCTGATTGAGTTGCGCGTGAACCCCCATCAGGCCTGAGCCCTGAAGCGTTATATAACCTGCATCGGTGAAGTCCTTGTCTATGCTGTCAATCGTGCCCGATAGGAGAATGGTTTTGCCTTTAAAGGCATTGTCCGCCGCAATCTCATTGGCATCGTAGGCAGACTCATAATCCCTGGCCGTTGTCTTCCGATCGATCCGCATCCAGCCCATCAGATCTTCGCTTGGCGTCTTACCAGTCAGGCTCTTCTCGTTCGACTGGGCTACCTCCAGATCATCAATCAGCATGTAGCTGACTAGGTTTACGGACGGCTGATTAAGTTCCGAAGCCAACGGTCCAACAGGTTTGGCAGGGCCGGCTTCGAGAAGATATGCAATGCACAGGCCCGCTAATATCAAAATTCCTACCCCTACCAGTACCCATCCCGCCACGACCCTAAACTTTGCCATTTTTGCCTCTCCAAAGGAATTGCGCACAAGCAGGCCGCAACAGCATTCAATCACATTTTGCCTATGATAGAGCGTCCTACGACAGAGCGTGGATGGTTATGCCCATTTACTGCGATTGTTGGGGGATGCAAGACGCCATTACTGTCCGAAAAGCCCTAGGTCGCCGGGTCCGGGCTCTCCGCCTGAAGAAGAAGTGGTCCCAGGAGGATCTGGCCCACGAAAGCGGTCTCGCCCGCTCATTCACGGGTGCGATTGAGCGGGGCGAGAAGGACCTGCGGCTGACTACCCTTGTAAAGCTGGCCAATACCTTCAATATCCCTATCAGCCAGCTTTTCAAGTAATACCAGACTCTAGTCAATACAGTCGTAGATCGTCCGCTTGCACAATACACGTCTGCCAAACTCCAGTGCCTGGCTCGTAGAGTCGACCTGATCGTCGTGTTTAGATCCCGGAAAAGCTGCAAGCTCGTTCAGATACTCCGCTAGCCATGGAGCATTTTTCGGCAGAAGGACACGACCACTCTCAAACATGTCGGTCTGGTTATAGAGGCGTACGACCTTGTCTGTACCGGGAGGTGGCTGATATGCCTTCATGCCGTATAAGCCGTCTATGAATCTCGCCTCCTGAAGGAGCTGCGTACCGGAGGCTTTGTCTTCCACGATGATCTTGTTTGGCCTGTATTTTTGGGCGAGCTCGATAACGGCCTTCTTAAGGGCCGGGAAATCTACTTTCTTACGGAAGACATCAAGGAGATAGAACTTGTCTTTATTTACGACGCCCCATGTCGTGCCTACAGTGTAGTCGTTAAGCTCCCCTGACTTATTGGCCGTATCCCAGCTCTGCATGATGTGCCCGAACTCAGGTTCCTCACCCGGCTCGTAGAAACGGAGCCACTCGTTCTTCACCAGGTTGCCTTCAAGTGGAATGGGGCGCTGCTGATACTGGCTGGAGAAGTTATATTCGCCGATGCTCTTGCGCATGGCCTCCAGGATTTCCAGGGATTCCCGCTCCGGGTCCAGGACTTCCTTTAGTCTGCGCTGGAACTGATGCCGCCCAAAGATCGTTTCGTACTTGAAGATCTCTTCATCCTCAGCAATAGCGGGAAAGGAGAGCACCTCCCAACCCTCCTGCTCCAGCACATGACCTACCAGATCGTCTTGGTGTAGCCGCTGCATGACGATGATGATGACACCCTTTTCTTTGCTATTGAGGCGGCTCAAGAGGGTGTTGTCGTACCAGTCGTTTACTCCGCTCCGCCGGGTCGCAGACATGGCGTCTTCAGGCTTCAGGGGATCGTCCAGAATGATTATGTCTGCCCCACGGCCCGTCAGCACACCTCCAACAGAAGTTGAAAGTCTGGTTCCTGCCCGGGTGGTCATGAACTCACCGACGGATTGCTTTTCCGTAGAGAGTCGGGTCTGCGGGAAGATCGACTTATAGAGAGCACTGGACATCAGCGTCCGGCAATCCCGAGCGTGCTTGTCCGAGAGGTCCTGCCCGTAACTGGCGCAGATGATCTGGGTCTGCGGCTGCTGGCCCAGTAGCCAGGCTACAAAGGCCACGCTGATGCTGTGGGACTTCAGGGAGCGTGGCGGCAGATTGATGATCAGGCGGCGAACCTCGCCACGATAGCAACGCTCCAGCTTGGCGGCCATCACCTCAATGTGAGGGCTACGGGAGAAGCGGGCCTCGGGGTTGAGTTCCAGAAACGATCTTTCGATAAAGCTCATGAGATCGTTGCGCAGGACGACTTTGTATTCTTCTTGAGTGAGTTCCATATTCATTTTTTCTTCTCCGTTTTGGTTTGTTTGGCTACATCTTTGGCACTACGCATCCGCTCGACGATGCCTTTGAGAACAGCGTCATCGCGGTCATTTGAACCCACGTCAGATTCGACTGCTTCTGTAGGCTCCGGAAAGATCCGATGTGCGGCTAGAAGCTCACGGATAGCCCTGATATCCCCACTAGCAGCCTTATTGCTCAACTACATGAAGACCGCCTCAAGTTTTGTTACGGATCGGGTCTTCCCGTTGATGGCCACCTTGACGCGCTCGCGCCCCATCTTCGTCAGGATGCCGGAGATGCTCTTCGACCCCTTGGGACGGCCTTTGGGGTTCCCGGTGACACCCTTCTGGAACTGGGTGCTCTCTGGCGGCTTGCCAAAGCCGACCTCGTACTTTCTGTCTTTCGGCGGCTTAGCCATGAGCCACCGCCACTTCGCTGGAAACCTCATCAAACTTCTTCCCGTTGAGTGCATGGACCGCCTGCTGGCCGGAGTGCCGCTGCCACCGACGGATCGCGGTATCGACATAGCGTGGGTCGAGCTC